GAATCCTCATCCTTTTTTTGTAAAGCCTCCAAATCCGGATCGTAGCCTAATTTGGACAAATTGGTTTTTCTCGAAACACCCAGGGAATCATCCATAACCGCAATTTCCCGTTTCTCTTTTTCCGAAAGAGGAATAATCTCCCGGTCGGCAAATATATGATCGAAATCACCAGCTTCATAATTGCCAAGATTTTTAAATATTTCCATCCCTTGCGCCATACTTAATGCCATTTCATCAGCTCTGATCAAAGCAGTTTCTGCATTACCCCGAGCTTCTAAGGCTTTATCCACAGCGTCTGAAAGCAGATATCGAATCGCAATACCAGATAAATCTTTCCCCTGTTCGCGCAAACGATAATAGGCCATTTCTGGTAGATCTCGCTCCAGTTCCAACATATGCGCATCGAGTATGGCTAAAGCATCGGAATAATGCAAATCTGGTACCAAAGATTGCAATTCGCTGTTTCCAGGCAGCCTGGCAACTTTAGTCCCGGTGCTGATTTTTATAGTACTTTGATCGTCTGCAGTCCGTGATTCGCCTAAATTCAGCGTTGGAGCGGGAAGTGGCCGGCCAGAAGAATCCATGCCGTTTGCACGAATTGCCCAGGTCACATCATTGAACCTGTAAAGTAATTGATGTAACCTGGTGGCCATGCGATTTGCTTCATCAATCTTATCCAATGCATGGACAAAACATCCGGCACCTCTTGTTTCACCAATATCCTGAAATTTGGCATGAACGATAGGAACAAAGTCAATCCCAAAAGCAGTAAAAGACTTTTGTGTAATTGGAGTTCCTAATCGGTTTTCA